CGAAATCCTCCAGGTGTAAAGTTATTGGCGTAGTTTTCAGCTTGGCTAGGATTAGTGGAATAAAAAGTTAATCCCTGTTGGTCTGTTCCAATGTTATAATCACCTTTAGATTTTATGTACCCTTGATCCAAAGCTTCACGATATTCTTCTGCACTCATTCCTCTGTACAGAACATTATCGTCTGGTTCTACCAAGTCTTCAATTTTCAAGCTACCTTTTGTAGGTACAATCCTGTTACGGCTCATATCTACAACTTCACCAGTGTTTAAAGTAACTATGTCTTTTTTTAAAACTACTTTTGCCCTATCAGGGTCATACAATACAGAACGTCTTTCAGGCTCTGCAGGATAGGTAGGAACTTCAATAAGTTCTTTCTCTGGGCCAACTTTTACGTCACTTGCATCATAGAAACTTTTAGGATCTTTCTTTTCCCCAATGCGGTAAACCTCATCACGAGCTTCCATAGCAGGAAATTTTTCTCGCATTAACTCTAGTGTTTCTTCGGATGGTTCATCATAACCTTTAGCACGTAGATTGCCGCCAAACATACCAAGTGCATTTGGATCTACCTCATACTGTTTTACTTTGTTATATAGAGCCTTAATACCTTTGGCTCCATATTTAGTTGCAACTCCACCTAAAAGAAGTAGACCTGTCTCTATAGCAGCACTCTGACCTGCTTCTTTAAACTGATTTTTTATATACTCGTAATCACGTTTTTCTTCAGGTTTTATGTACTCTCGTGTAATATTTGATATGTTTACACCTGAATCATAGAATGGAACTAAAAAGGACGCAACTTCATTAAGATCTTCTGTTTCCAGACCTTCAAAGTCTTGACCATATAATAATTTAGATGTATCTGCAAATGCAGAAGCAACTTCAATGGGTTTCTTACGAATTTCCTCTAATTTTTTTTTAGCTACCTCTTTTTTTAATGATCCAATAGGCACTTCATTGCCAGATTCTTTTTCTACTTGACCGCCTTGATCTTGTAATCCACCTTCTTGAAAAGCTGACATTTGTTGATTCATTGGGTTATTCTCTTGTTTTCTAGTTTTTGATCTTTCTATAGCGTACATAACCGCTTCTTTTTCTGTTTTAAATGCAGGTAATTCTTCTCCTGTAAGAAAATCTATTGCCCCATATTTTTCTATATATTCTTTAATACTGCTATCATCAAATGGTTGTTTTCCATTTTCATCTACAGTAGGTATAGTATAATATCTTCCATCTGATGTTTGTACTGTAGTAGTTCGTTCTGAATAATCTTCTCCTGTTTCTGGATTACGCCATATAGTTCTACCAGTTACAGTTTTCTCACCTGTATTTATAGGATTTTTGTTATTCATTTTTAAGAACCTCATCCCTTAAAAGTTTTAATCTACGTAAAGTAAATATTGAACCCTGTCCTCTATAAATAATAGAAACATCTTCTGTTTGTTCCATCATTCTATGCTGTTGTTCAATTAAACAATTTAAATAATCATTGAACTTGGCCCACTGGGTTTGGTTGTTGACCAGCCCCTTGAGCTTGCGGAGGTGTTCCTTGTTGTCCTGCATTACCACTAAATCCTTGTTCTTGAGGTAATGGTGCTTGGCCTATGCCTATATTACCACCACCTGCTCCTGATGTATCCATTGGATCTGCACCTGCTGGTGCTGCCTGTCCTTGTTGTGGAGGTGGCATTTGTTCTTGTTGAAATGCCTTCATAATCTCTGCTTGTATTGCGGCATCATTAATATTGTTGGTTACTTTGTCAGGATCAAGATCAAGAGATTTAGCTATCTCTCTAATAATATATTGAAACTTAGCAAAAGGAGCAAGTGCTGGATTACTTGCAACTTGTAGGAATTGCATAAGTCTTTGGCTACGTACTTCATTAGCCATAAGTGATTCTGTTCCACGTGCCTTAACTTCTAAGTCACCTTTAATTTCAGGATCAAAATCAAATTGCATATTAAAACGAAACAACCCTTCACCTAATGGTCTAAGTAAATAGTCATCTACATTTTTAATAACATTCTTTATTGCGCCACTAGCAGCACCCATAAGCATTGACATTCCAGATGCAGTTCTACCTACACCCATCACACCAGTTTGTCCATGTGCAAAACTAGGAAAACCTGTAGATTCATCTGCAAGTACTCTGGACTTATCAAATAGTTGTAAATTTTCATTAGCTACATTTGGAAACTTAGTACCAAAGATAGCTTGCCCTGGAGCACCACCCTGTCTTCTAAACACTTTCCCTGGATATACTGTTAAGTCTTGGCCTGGAACTAGGTTAGTTTCATCTACCTCTATAAGTAAATTACCAGAGAGCACAGCATTATCTACAGCCATACGCATAAACCCATTCATTAGAGTTTGAGTATCGTCCATGTTTTCTGCAATACCTATCCCAAAGAATGAGTAAGGATTTAATTCATATGGTGCAGCCATGTAAGGTATCTTTGCAGGTTTAAATGGATTAAGAACCATTCTTATTACTTTACCATTACATATCCATATATTAGCTTGTAACTCATCCATATCTTGTAATTCTTTAGGTATATTTACTCCTTGATTAAGAAGCATTTCAACATCACACATACCCCAATATTCTAATACTTCAAATCTATCTATACCATGTTCAGGTGCATAGTCAGATAGATCATCTTCCCAATATTCTTTATTATAGTTTTCACCAAGAGTAATAACTTCATCAATAATATCAGATTTAAAATAAGGTCTTTTCTTTAAATTACGTAATTGAGAACGTGATAGCTTATGTCGTTCTATTGCAAACTGTGCTTCATCCATATTATTAGAATCAGGATCTGGATAAAAATTCCATACAGATACATGAGAAACTTGTGGTATTGTTTTAAACTCAGGATTATATTCACCACTTTCATCATCCCAATTAGGATACTCTTTATCTACAGCAAATGGTCCTTTCATTATACCAGTACCAAATAATGCCATTTCAAATGCAGTACTACGTAAATGTTTAGATGCAGAAGATTCCTGTAATTGATCTTGTATTTTCTTTTGCATTTTTTTAGCTGCAATCATATCAGGGCTAAAAGTAACAGAGGTAGGAGTTCCACCTATACCTTCTTTAACACCTTCAACAGATTCTAATTTATCTCTTAACTCTGGATTTAACATTTCTTGTAATGTTTTAGAAGTTGCGCCTTTAGGTAATTCTTTTCCGTCACCTGCATAACCATATGGAGAAGTTAATTCTCCTTCTTCTTTTCTTAATTCAGGTGGTACAGCAGGATCAAAATGTACATTTTCAACTACTCCATCAGGTAATTCTGTAGGATCTATTGTAATTGGAAAAGTATTTTTAGAAAATAGTACATCCACTATTTGTCCATAAGCAGCTAATGTTTTTGTTTTAGTGACTTTAATAAATACTCTGGATTTTTCTGCTTCAGTAAATTGTACATCAGGACCATATATACCACGATAGTTGCGGTAAGCCTTGAGCCATCTTTCTTCATCTTGCCTCCTATAATCTTCAGATCGTTTATATCTTTCTAATATAAAAGGTATAATACTTGAATTATCAGTATCTTCTAAAGCTACTGCTTCATCTTCAATAAATACTTCATTATCTTCTTCAGCCATTTATCTATCCTTAATATCCAAATGTTGCATCTGCTATTGGCATTGATCTTTGAGAGTTAAAGTTAGGATCATAATCAAATATACTAAACCTTGGTCTACTCATTATACCATATCTTAAAGCGTCATACAAGTGGTCTTCTGAATTTGTATCTACATCTTCTGGATTCTTTTTATCTAAAGGTATTGCAGGTATTTGAGCTACAGTATTAACACAGTTATTAAAAAATACTAGTCTAGGTTCTTCTGTAAATTCATCTACTTGTAATCTTCTATGTATTTCATTCTTCCCTGAAACACGTGAACCTTTAGATCTATCAGAGGGACGCCATCTACATCCACGTAATATCATTTGTTCCGCAAGACTTGGGCCTGTGTCACCACGCTTATGCCATAGAGAGCTATCCAAAACTCCATACTTAATACTTCCATCACCAGCTTCTAAATCTAATATTATTTCAGCTAAATCTGTGGCTAAAACTTTCTTTACATATAATTCTCTATAAATAACAATTTGTTCATTAGGGGCTACAGCAAACCAAAGTACACCTGTATGAGAACCATACCCATAATCACATGCTCTAAACTTAACCCAATTACTAGGTATATCAAAAGGTTCTATTACATGTATGTTTCTATCAAACTCTGTAAAGGCTGCACCTTCTTTTATATCCCAATCGCCATCAAGTAATTGTCTTCTTTGTTGTTCAGGTAATGACAGAAGCATTGCTTCATAGTCACCTTGAGTGGCTAGATAAGGATTGTCTGAAAGACGTGCAGGTATAAACCTACGTTTAAAGAGAGGCTTTCCAGCCTTGGCATGACCTGTTGGATAACGTAATACCTTTGTTGTTTCAATATCTGTAGCGTCAAATGATGTACCATGTGGTGCAGGGTCAATAAACATTTTCTTAACCCAATGATGTCCTCTTCCTCCTGGGTTAGTAGTAGCCCTCATAAACACAGGCAAGTCAGGTGCAGTGGACCGTAGACGTGACCGCATGTAGTTCCATGCAAAAGGTGTGGGCCATTGAGTCAATTCGTCAAAACCTATCCAGCTAAATGCTAGACCCTGATAACGCAGGACATCATCTTCCCTATCTAGGTAGGACATCCACAATCTCGCACCAGAGGGTGCAGTCCACTGCATCTTTCTTTCTGACCATTTAATACCACGCCATATCTTAGGGTACATTTCTTGAGATTTAAATATAAGTTCTCTAAGTTCCTCTGTAGTATGGCGTAATAGTAGTCCTGAAAAATCGGGATGACCCATATATCTTAAAGGGTCTGCTAACATTGCGTATGATTTGCCACCACCTGCACTACCACCATATAGTACTTCACGTTCTGCTGCAGCTAGAAAAGCTGTTTGTGGCCCTTCATTTGGCTTAAATACAACATTATGTTTTTCTTCAATGGGTACAACTTCTTTTATTATTGCACTAGGCGGCTTGCTCACTACTTTCTGTTTGGTCGTTGTCTTTGTTTGTTTTTGCACCGAGTCTTGTTTTTTCAATCTCTTCCGCTTTGGCGATTGCCTTTTTCGCATAGTTTGCCCATCTGCGTAAGCTGCCAGCTTTGTTTTTACGTCTTCGCTCATTGTCCAATCTTTTTCTTAAACCTATGTGGGATATAGATCGTCCTGTATTTCGGGTTAGCCAGTGTGCTACTTCTCTATAAGAATATTGTTTTAATAATGTTTTTGCTTTTTCTAATAAATCTAATTCATGTTCTAATGGTAAAAGAATGTCTTTATCTTTAGGATCTATTTCGTATCCAAATGGTATTGTTCTTGCTATACGAGGTATAGGAATCCAATCATTATCTTCTTTAAGATCTGTTGGTTGAGGTAATTTCCATGTACCTAAAGGCTTAGTCATCTGGTTCTATATTTTTAGCTGGCATAAGCATTACACCACCCTTTGCTTCTACTTGCATCTTTTCAGTTTTAACAAGTCCTGTACGATCTAGTAACTCTTTAGCTGCTGCCATCTTATCACGTATACCTAACTCTGTGGGATCATACAATGCCCCTACCATTGACATTGCAGCTTTAGGAGCATTACGTGCTAAATACATCTGTGTGGCTTCTAATACTTCCTCTTTAATAGAGGGTAATATATCTCCTACATTAGTATTGTCACCATAACCTGCAAGTTTTTTGGCTTGTACTAAATCTCCTTGAGCTTCATCAAATAAAACTGAAAGAAACTTTTGTTGCTTTTCTGTTAATTGTCTTGCCATTATTCTACTTTCTGTCTATAACTATTAAATACTGGTAAATCACTGGGGTTATTTGTTACATTTTTTTCATTTACAACTAATACTTTAGGTTCTCTACGCCTAAATAGTGCTAAAAAGAAATTCTTTACGCCTAAAGCTATTTCAGTAGGGGTAGGTAATAACCAACCTAAGATAAGTAATAACATAACCCAAGGTGGTATATTCTGGTTTTTAATTAAAAGTTCTTCTACCATTCCTGTTTTTACTGGATTCTCTTCCAATACTTCTGTCTGTATAACATCTCTACCTGCGCTAGTATTTGTTTCTTCTTCAAGTGATATAGCAGCTTGTCTATTTTCTTTACCAATCTGTGCATTGGAATTTACGTTTGTTCCACTTCCACCACCACCTGACATAAGACCAGATAGTGTTGATAAGCCACATCCAGAAAGAAAAAGAAATAAAACTAGCCACCTCACTTTTTATTGTTCTTATTTACAGACGAAGGACGGTTTTGTGGTCTTATGTCAGTAAGTGTCCAAGGTCTTCTTTGTGGTCTAGTTTTTTTACGAATAAGTTTTTCTAGTTTATCTGCTTGTTTAATTTTATTTTTTGCAGCTTGTTTTCGTTTACGTTGCTTTTCATCTAACGCTTTTTTTCTAAGTCGTTCTTTTTCTTTAACTTTTAAATGTGTTTTATCCCCTGGAGAACCACCTTTATCTTTTTTCTTTGTAGCTGCGTAAGTAAGTCCAACTCCTGCTGCTGCTGCTGCTGTTGCTGCTGCTAATTTTCCTGCACCTTTAACTTGTTCTCCTCTGTTATGCCCTTTAAGCCTAGTTTGTCCTGTGCTTATTCCTTCATCTACTTTTGTTCTACCTGGGCTATCAGTTTTAACTTTTTTAGATTTTTTTACAAAAAGATTACCTATTTTTTCAGCAATAGTTGGTTTTTTTTCTCCAAATAGTTTTTGAAAAGCAAAGTCGTCTTTTATTTTTTTATTAGAAAATTCTTTAGGAACTTTTTTAACTATTTTACCT